CCCTACTGGCGATGAACCTGGTTATTTTCGCTATGATTCTAAATGGAAAGGTTAAAGGTTAATGTCCCTGTGGTGAAATTGGTATCACATCTGAGAAAAAAGGTTGGAGGACCGTTCTCAGAAGTCGCAAGTTCGAGCCTTGCTGGGGGCATCATTTTTACCGTGGCAGGCAAGGTTAAGTAACGCTTTCATTCGGCGCCAACTGGTCTTGTCTGTCTTTTATTATAACATGAATGGATAAAAGATGAACAAACTATCTAAAGACAAACAAATCCAAGTTATTTCAGCATTAGTCGAAGGTTCCAGTATTAGATCAGTAGAGCGTATGACGGGTATTCACCGAGATACCATCATGAGATTAGGCGTACAAATTGGTAATCAGTGTGAGAAGTGGCTCAAGCAAACTATGGTCAACCTTAACTGTTCCAAAATAGAAGTCGATGAAATCTGGGGCTTCATAGGTAAGAAACAAAAGAATACCAATGATGAAGAGAAGGCTCAAGGATTAGGACATGCCTGGACTTATATCGCTCTAGACCCAGATAGCAAAGCCGTACCATGTTTCAAAGTCGTCAGCGACAGGGATAGGGAGATGACCACTGAGTTCATACGGGATTTAGCCAGTCGTCTTAATCATAGGATCCAACTTAGTTCTGATTCGTTGAAGCCATACATATATGCTATCGAAGACGAGTTTGGTAACAATATTGACTACGGGCAAGTGGTAAAGACATACATCCAGAAGAGACACAAGATCGCTCCATACGGTAAGGGTCGTTACAGTCCAGGTCATGTTGTTTCAATAAGTAAGACAGCGCTAATTGGTGAGCCAGATATGAAACTTGTTTGTACATCGCATATTGAGAGGCAGAACTTAACAGTACGTATGCACTGTAAAAGGTTAGCAAGGTTGACGAATGCTTTCAGTAAGAAGCTTGTAAACTTTAAGGCTGCTATGGGGTTGCATTTTGCTTACTACAACTTTGTCAAAATCCATACTAGTATCAAACAAACTCCGGCCGTAGCTCTTGGGGTGGCTAATGAAGCTTGGACTGTTGGGGATTTAGTTGATTTAAACGGATAGAGACAATCTCAGAGAATTAGCTATACTGCCACCATCTTAGAATAAGTATTTATTTTAGGGCGGGTGGCGAAATTGGCAGACGCGCAGAATTGAAACCTCTGTGGGTAACTCCGTGTGGGTTCGAAGCCCACCCCGTCTATTGTTAAAATGGTTGATTGGCGATGATAGTTGAAACCGATATCATTTTATTTCTAGGCTAACTACTTCCTAAAAACATCTTAATTTTTTCCTATGATATCATTGTACAATCACCGGTCAATCAACACAACTACATTATAACATAAGATAGTATCTCATGTTAATTACCCTAAACCCCTTAGACCCCGCCTAGAAACGCGTTTAAAATGCCAATTAGGAAACACTTACTTAGCACTTCGATGTTATTCCTTTAGGGGTAACTACTTCCCTAAGGACAATTAAAACTTTTAAACTTATGATAACACCATTATAAATGCCCCTAATTAGCTATAAAAAAGTGGTTCGTGTAAGGTCGATGTCTAAATTTCATACCATAATCCTACCACATTTTTTGGAGATTCTAATTAGGACATGACCAAATTAGTTAAAATAAGTAATATAATATGCTATCGAGTTTTGCTAAGGGATACTCTCCTTGGTAACGCTACTTCTCTCAAATTAGGGCCTCGTTGAAAAACGGGGTCTTTTTAGTTAGTTATAAGGCTGTATCTTCCCTGTTTTTAATTCGTAATGTCTCTCAGAGTGGTGTTTTTTACACAACCAAAGGACGTCTAATTTATGTTCTGGTAAATATGATTCATGGTGCGCATCTACTTTAGGATCGTCACAAATGTGGCATGGTAATTTTATCAACTCACCCCTGTTCAGCGCATCTCTTACAGCCCATTTTGATCGTTTTTTATGTCCGTTTTTACCTTTATATTTTTTCCAATAACAACGCTTCCTTAACACGTTCTTTTGATAATCAGCACAACACGTCTTACATTTTTCGTGCAGACCTGATTTTTTCTGTCGATCCTTATTGAAGCAATCTTCATCTTTAACCTTTTTACATTTTCTACATTCTATTTTCATCTTATCCCCAAAAAACCCAACACCGTATCGTAGTGGTGGAACGGTAGTTCCTGAGACGGCATTGAGTTCAGTAATTTTGTCCACTACGACATTAAGCATTATACACTATTCAGTAAGGACACGGTAGCAACTCACTTGGCTTAGAAGAATTGTTCATAAAACTTCCCTATAACTTTCTCAAATTCTTCTTCGTGAAATTCCCCACCTTCACCTTGACGGTCAGGATCAAGGTCATTAATAGTTATCCATAATGGGTTTTGTGATATCGTGAATTTACCTATTTTGATCTCACTTGGCTTTAGGTTTTTAGTCATTGGTTAGCCCATTGTCTTTAAGGACTTCTAGAGCCTCTTTGCCAGCCCATTCGAGTAACTCGGCTGCGAATTGAGGGGCCTCATCCTCAATAATATTTGCGTAAGTTTTCATAGCATTTCTGGAAGCCTTGGCATAGATACTATTTCCTTCAGGTTTCAACACAAAGTATTTCATCTTTAAATGTTGTTCTACATATTTATCATTCATCTCATCTCCGATCTGGTTTACAATTAGGACAATAGTCTTTTTCGCCAATCTGCCACCCATCTTTTCTAGCCTGTTTAACACAAGCTGTAAAACTGTTTTGGCCATTCATCGTTCCATATTCTTCCTGCATTCTATGAACTGGACATGATGTGTTGTCACAATATAGATCCATTGAATAACCTTGTGCTCTCATTCTACTTCTCTTTCTTGGTCAGGATTGAGGGGGTTGGGAACATCATCATCTATAATACCTTCAGGCCAATTTTCACAAGTAAGCTTGGAAATGTTAGGGTAAATATTCATCAGTTTTTCAATGCGAATTAAGGAGTTTTTAACGACTGCCATAAAATCAATATCGTTCCAGTCAACACTGTAGACATCATTTTCAACGGGATTTTCTTTTAATGGTTCGCCTGTTGATTCTAATAGTCCTAAAATAATGCAGTCGCTAACGTCCCGAAAAGTCACACCTTCTACTTTCGTTTTACCTCTTTCACCTGCGCTTGTGTGCGGTTGTCCGTCATAAGGTCTGTCTCTTTCCATTGAATAAGCCGATGAACCTAAACAGTCATCAATCGCTTTGCTTAGAAATGTTCCAAAATCATCTTTCATTCTAATCCTTTCTCTTCGGGCATGGTGGAGTAGTTGGGGTGAGAGGTCATGATACTTGTCTCCATTTACCTTTGGCTTTTTTAAATTTGTTATAAATTAACTCAATGGCTTCTATGCAAAATTTACAGGTTATAGGTTCATCAGTGAATTCTGTTTCCTGTTCATTTATCTCCCATTCTTCAAACGCTATCCCGCAGGCAGTAAACTCATGGTCTGAGCTGCAACCGTCACCATGAACAACTATTTTATTATTAGGATCTTTTGGGTAATCTGGATGGCACAAACCTTTAAAGCTCATCTTCGCTCATTTCTCCGTTGGGGAACTGGGTTGTGATTGTTTTAATTGGAAAATTTTATCCTCCAAGCGGTCAAATGTTTTTCTACGGAAAGAATCCCAAGGATGTGCTTTTTGAGTTTTTAACATTTCTTCACGACGATTTTTTAATATCTCTAATTCAGTCATATCGTTTATCCTTCCGTATTCAAGGTAACACCGTTACTACTCTGTGCACCTTCTTTTTTCCAATCAATTTCGAGAGTACCATCACTTTCCTTTATTGTGATTGTCCAATTACCTTTTTTAATTATTGTTTTCATTTTTACCTATTCCACCGTATTACGGTATTCATTCATAGTAAAATCCCATCTATCTTGAGCATGGTCAAGCATAGCTTTAAATTCTTCATCTGTCATTTTTACGGCTTCTTGTTGGCTTGAAATTATTTCAAAAACTATTTCAATAGCATTTGTAACCATTCTATTTTCTTTAAATTTCTTACTCATTTCCATCTCCCTTCAAGGTATTAAAATATTCAACAGCTTCCAAAACAATATCGTAATAATCGTCCATTCGACATTTTGTCAATTTATGAACATATTCTTGCATCTTAATTACTGTAGCCTGGCTTGCTTTTAGTTGGGCTTGGAGAGAGGTGTTTTTATTTAACAATTTTATTGTTGATTTAATGCGTTTCGTTTTACTTTTTGAGATGAAATTCTCTAAAGTTTTCTTTTCTTCTTCAAGCTTTTTGATTCGGGATGTGAGATTAATGTTTTCATCCTTACTCTCATTAAGCCACTGTAAGACTTCTTCAATAGTATGTTGTCCTGAATTACCTTCTGTCATTTAATCTTCTTTCCTTGATATCTTCTAAAAATCCCTCTAGGCCACAATTACACTCAGGATCATATCTCGGGTCATTCAACCTGCATCCTTTATGATGTTTGGCGTAACTACTTAGTGTTCGTTCACTGTAATCTAATTGTTTTTCTAACTCCGATATTTTGGCTTGTTGGGATTTGAGATTAGCTTTATTTCTATAGTAGTCACAATATACGTCGTATAAATGGACGGTTTGGCAATTCTCTAAAGGTGGAAATATATTATTGATATAACCTCCACAGGACATACATGTTTCATTACTCACTTCAACTACCTTTCTTCTCAAAGTCTTGGATTGCTCGAATCTTTTCATGTTCTTCTGAATGGTGCTTCCTACAAAGCCAAGTGACATTAAGCCAGTGTTCTTTTTCATAAGACCAATGATGACCATGCACATCTTCTTCGGTACCACAAACAGAACATGGACATTGTAAGACCCTTCCCGAACTTACTGCGTTCCTTAACGTATGACGGGCTTTATCCTTTTGTGGATCTTTTTCTTTACTTCTTTTAGCGTAACCTATTGCCTTTTCTCTATTGTTTTTAAACCAGTTTTTGGTGTAATCTGGATTATTCTTTAAGTATTCTTTCTTGTAAGCTTTAATCTTATCCTTATTATCCTCTTGATAAATTTTCACACACACTTTACAAGGGATTCGGAGGCCATCCTTAGTGGTTTTGTTTTTATAGAATTCACTAGGATCTTTCGCCTCTTTACATTTGTAACATTTCTTCATCTCTACCTCAAAATACCCATCACCAAGTCGTGACAGTAGTTCGGTACGAACTGGAATTGATGATGGGCTAGTAATATTGTCTGTCACGACGTTAAACATTATACACTATTTCTCTTCTTCAAGGGCATCAGAAGCCATATTACAGTAAGTCAAATCATCCATAATATGACAGTTTTCAGATATTAAATTTAGAGCCGCTTCATATCGTTTAATCTTCTTTTGCTGTGATTCAAGACGGCCAGCAACGTCTATATGTAAGAAGGGGTCGTACAGGTATTTACCATTATGTTTCATTCTTAGTTGCTGTATCAACTCATCTGTCGTTGTATGTTCTGGGTGAGAATCGGGTTCTGGATCTTCAATCTGATTCATTGCATTAGGTACTTCACTCATCTCTCTTATCTTCCTCCTCCTCTTTTAACTTATGAAATTGGTCTAAAATATCATCACACCATTTTTTTATCCAAACCTCTTCGCATTGGTCTCTTAATGCTCTTATGGATTCAATTATAAGTTTTTCTTTACTCATTGTCTTTCCTTTCGTCTAGTATGTCGCGCATTATTTTAGCTAGTACTAACCACGGTTCACTACGGTCTTGACAAGTTAGTGCCTCTTGCCAACTTTGTATAAAATCATCTAACTCATCCATAATCAACCCCCCGTCCCTAATAGTCCCAAAGATAAAAACCCCTTAGGGTTGCGGATGGTGGTGTAATAGGTATTAGCGGCTTCTGGTGTCATTCCGTATTCTATTGCTAGTTGTATGAATTCTGATTTCATAATTGGCCCTTTCCAGTTGGCTATTACTACCTAAAACCCCAGTTAAGGGGCTGTAGGCTGGGAATGAGGTATTAGTTAAATGTTACAAGCGCACTAAAATAGCATCTTTTGTAACTCTGATAGCATCTAAGATAGTACGAAGTTTATCTTCCATCTGGCCCTTGGTTAGTCGGCCGTATCCAAATTCAATATAAACACCCGCATCTGCCATAGTTTCTAACTGTAATCCACCATAAGAATGGTCTAAGTGGATGTTACCTTCATTTTGTTGGGTGCACTCACCATCAATCCGGGTATAAGAAGTGGTAGGCCTATTTAGATTTTTATTGAGCTGTTCTACCAAACTGTCTAATGTTTTTTGATTAGTTCTCATAATTTCTATCCTTTAGTTATAACGTTACACTATCTTATTCTATCTTGTTGGGTGTGTCAAGAGATTAGTTGGGCTTTTTATATACTTCAAGGTTATTACAAATAACATAGTAAAGAATAATGGCTTCAAATGGGTTGGGACTGTAACTGGTAAGGAATTTAATTGCCATGCCGAAAAATACAGTGATTAACATAGCTGTTATTGTTTTACTCATACTATTCCCTCTCTAATTAGTTTCTAATGGGTTACTGGGCTCTGTTGGGCTAACTAACTCACAAGATAGTGCCGTATAAATCATCCTCATCCAGGCTATTTTCAATCCACTTAAGAAGCTTCTTACCTCTACCGTTGATAAACATCTCTAATGGTGTGATTCCACCTATTAGTGGGTTGGGCGTTTTCATCCATTCATCTGTTTTAGCTTCATCGCCATCAAAATATGTGAATATCTTTTCGTGTATTTGGGCTGATAGTAAGTTATCATCACTCATAATTTCTCTTTCTATAACCAATTAACCTACCCTATTGTATAGGATTGTATGGGTTGAAGCTATATTAGTTACTCATAATCATCACCTAGAGACTTTAATATCCTATCAGCATAATTTTCAGGCGAATCCTTCTTAGCACAGTTAGAACATATATGTTTTCTACCGCCCTTGTAACGAATATCTTTGAAAAACTTACAATATTACAGGTATGACCGCATTTACGGCATACTTTGTTTTCAGCACCACCCTTTCCGAATGTTTTATTAAACTCGTTAAACTTTTTATTCATTCTAGTTCCTCATCGTCGTCTTCATCACCAAATATCCCCTCATCCATATCCATAATGTCATGGAATAGTTCACTGAACCCTTTTAAATCAATTGATATAGATTCACACACACCTAATGGGTCATTAAGCCCTAACGCTTCTCTGCGCACATCTTCTGGCACTTCGAAGTTGCTATCTATTCTATATGTTTTGATTACATCAATAATGTATTCAATATTGAACCCACATTTAGCGTACAAATAGACAACATTACTTTCTTTCATACTTTCAATACTCATCTCTTTATCAACTAGCTTGAGCATTTTCCCTGCTTCTTTATCGGTTTTCACGTTACTTACCTTCTATTTTATCTCTATATGCCTTCTGTTCAGCTTGTCTTTCAGCGCCAAGTCTATCCTGTTCCACATTCCACTTAACTTCACTCTCTTCCCTAGCCTTCTTCCTTTCTTCATTCTTAGCCATCATTATCTCACCATTCCGTCTAACATAGTAACGATCTAGGAAGTCATTTACGTAATCAAATGTGCCTTTACGGATCTTCTTATTAGCACTAAATAGATCCTCAATCACCCTACCTAATGAGCTATTATTCCTATCACGTTTCACCGCACGTATAGCGAGCATAATCTCTTCAAACATGTAAAACGTCTTCATCCTCTTCTTTTGCTTATTTTCCATGATATTTCCCTTGTAAGTATCGTTCTTATTTGCTTAATATTATTGTATCCTTCGTTATATTGCAAGGATTTATATAATTTATACACGTTTTGAGTGACCTAAATATTGACTGATAATGACTATTTAACATACATTTAACATACTAGTAGTTTAGTTTGTTGTGGTTGTGTAAAATGTATAAGGTAGTATCTTGCTGTGTGTGTATGTATATGTGGTGTGGTTTTATGGGTTTTTAGTGGTTATTACCCAATCCTACCTTTAAGTACCACTCATTGAGAGTACGTATTTATATATTAGTAGTATGTATAAGCAAGAATAGTTATTATTATTATTATTATTATATTGTTATAAAGTATTGTATAAGGGGTCTGGGAGTTTTTATAAACGATGACAGTTATTGACATGGTATTCTACTAACCAACGCTCTCACACCCCCTCTAATCAACATCATCAACATCAAGCCACTATCAGTTACATTATGCTAATACGTTCAGCTACAGGCTCCTGTGTGGGTCTGGTGATGGGTGTGAGTATTGGGGTATATACATATTGATAGGGGTAGGGAGGGGTGATTGGGTTTTTATTATATATGGATACCAAACCTAAACTCGAGCCATCCTAAACTATAACAAGACACTATCTCATAATATACTACAAAACCCCTTGACAAACCATAACAAGCTAGAATAAGATACTACCTCAGACAACACGGAGAGGAATTAGAATGGATTTGAGTTATTTAACAATGTGGGAGTGTAAGCCTTGTAAGAACTTTGTAATAGTTCCAGGTAAGCCCCTTAAGAACCCCCAACCTAGTTGCTCGAAGTGTGGACGGATGATGAGAGACTATTCAGAATATATAAAACTAAACTCTAAAATAGAAAGGCAGAAAGATGAAACTAGCAGAGGCTTTAATTTTGCGCAAGCAATTAGTTCAGAAAATAGGCCAACTTAACCCGCTTAAAGAACAGGCCGATCAAGGTTTCTTTAAAGACACAGTAACACGGATCAAAGCTACTGATCCCATACCCGGTGCTGAACACGGTAGTATTGAACAGGTAGGGGCTGATGAGGTTACACAGAAGACCTGTCTTATCACTCCTGACAGTATTTACAAATCATTTGATGAACATGCTACAGCCCTGCGAAAGTTAGATGCTGCTATTCAACAGGCTAACTGGCAGACTGATATTGTAGATGTTAAAGTACCGAAAGGTCTTGAGTAAGTGAAATTTAGGGGTCATGACAGCGAAGGGGAAGGGCTTGGCAACTGTGCCCTAAACAGTAGTATTGTCATGACAGTATGTTTGCGCATAAACCTTCGGAATATAGCTCAGCTGGTAGAGCACTTTCTTGATAAGAAAAATGTCACAGGTTCGAATCCTGTTGTTTCGACCATTTGTTTACGGGACAAACTCGGTCTAGAGAGATGGCCTACTCTTATCAAAAAAAGGGTCCGGCTTATTGCTAAGAAAGTAAAAAGCGAAAGGGTTAGGTGCGAAGAAACTAAGAAACTAAGAACGTCAAGGATAACGGATCAAAGCAGAAATGTTTATACACCGGCCCCTTGGGTTATGACCCCTTTTTAATAATATCACACTGGAAGGAACAACTATGAGTAAGCCGTTTGAACTGTTTAACCCTGAGGATTTTAAATTTCACTGTGGTATTGAGCATATCGCTCAAATTGCCAACGCTATTCTCAACGAGCGAGGAAAGAGAGTTTACTGTCAGACACATGGTTTTAACCTAAATCTACCAGATAGAAAATGGTTTCCAAAGATAGAAATAGTTCATGGCGCTCTTAGGGGTGAGGCTCTTTTAATTAATGCTCGCCCGATAGAAGAAGAGAAAGACTGTAATCATAATTGGGGTCCAGACTACGCTTGGATAAAAACTGATGAAATCTTTAAAAGTTTTGATTATTGTCCAAAATGCGGCAAAGAACTAACCAACTAATCAGGAAAGGAAACTAGTATGGATTTAAAACAATATATAGCTAATATGAAAAAAGAGCTAGAAGATGCTATAGAAGAGGGATTTTGATATGGAATGGTATTACTGGCTAGCGATTTACTTGGCATTTGTACTTATAACTTTAATATTCGGAATTGGAGCTATTGACGATAAGAAGAGTGTTTCATACCTAGGTTCCGTACTATTACTGGCCATCCTTCTCTCACCTGTTGCATTTCCAATAGTTATATTAGGTACGATTGCAAAGAAGTTAGAGGAAAAAACTAGTGACAACTAATGTTAGAACCACTCCCCAATCGAACTCAGTACTAGCTCAGTTCCTTTCCAGTTGGGGTTTGGTTCGCTTACATTTGGCTTCTCACCTTCGAGACTACTTTTCTGGGGTGTTTGAAAGAGGGGTTAAGTTAGTGGATGTTAGAGAGGAGTTGATATGAGTGATGATTCAAACGGTGGTTGCGGATGTGGAAGTTGTGTTGGAGTAATCTTTTTTGTTCTTATAATATGGGCAATAGGATGTGGGCTTCCAGTAAATAATAAGACTTTGAATATTGATATATTCCCACCAAAGATCGAGTATAAGTGAGTGAAAAATCCCGAACCAACCACGCACTAAGTACTAGTATCGATAGGCGCAGATGGGATTCCATATTTAAAGACCACCCCACATCAGTACCAGAAGGTGGGATTAGGGTTGTTAAAGGGGATGTTGATTTGGAACTAGATAAGGATGTGGATGATGAAACCGGGAAGTAAACTTGACCAGATTGTAGCTGAGAAAGTTATGGGTGGCGCACCTAAAGGCTACTTAATAACTCCTATGGGTACTCGATATGAAAGTGTTGACGAAGCAATGGAAGCTGGATGTGGTGGGTTTGCTGTTATTTCATCAGAGAATCTTCTTCCGCCTTACTCAACCTCAATAGCTTTCGCTTGGGAAGTGGTAGAGAAACTATGTGAGAACGATGATTTAGATTTTCAATATTGCGAACTAGTATATATAGGACGTGGTAATTGGCAATTCAGAAATCATACGGATGAGGGTATTTGTTGCGATAAGGAGATAGGCGTGATAGCTAAAACAGCCCCTTTATCGATTTGTTTAACCGCCCTAAAAGCCGTAGGATATGATATGATAGTGGAAGATAAGGAATAACATGAAAGACGCATATAAATCAAAAACAATCACATTACCAGAGAAGTTGATAAAGGATTCTAAGAAGACCTTTAAGGATCATTCTCATAAACCCCATAATAAGATTACGTTTAGTGAGATCGTACGTGAGGCGTTGTATTGTTATAATAAGCATAATGGGAAATAGGGTGATATGACAACGCAGATAGGAACATATGGCTTTAGGATGCTCAACTTCCGTACAGATTTAGAGGACTGTTACGATCCTTATAGAACGGTAAAGACAGCCAAACCCACTCGTCATGAAGGTACTTGTCCCAGATGTAGTTCAGACAGATTATATTCTGACACTGGCAACTGTAGAGATTGTAACTGGATTAATGGACAGTAGTGACGACAAACCAACAGACCCCTGGAAAGTAACCGTTGAGACCCGTAGTCAAGACAGTGATCTACCAGTACCGGCTGAGACGCCTTTAGGCTACCCTTCCTTTGATACTTTAAGACCTAGTGAGAGATTAGACCTATTCACAGATATCCAAGCTAACAACCCTAATGACCCTATAGAGCTCGTACTACGTCGTGCTGGCGTTGACTGGGGTATGTATAAGAGTATTATTGACGAATCTGATTATATAAAGATGCTGCATATCAAATGCATATCACGTCGTTTGGGACCAAGATTGTCCAAGATTTATGATAAAATGGGTGAGGGTGCCGAACAAGGTGATCCTGTTATGATGAAGATGGTAATGGCTACTGACCCTAATAAGGGGCCTGAGAGTGTTACTCATATTAATCAGCAGTTAGTTAATATGAGTAATAGTGAGTTATTGAAGGAATTAGAGCATTTACAGGCTGAGGCTAAGGAATTGGGTGGTGATTGATAACCCTGAAGACTTTAAGAGGATATATCGTAGGTTGTATGATCTTAAGTTCCAGCAACTATTCAGCAACTCTTGGGACGAATATCAGATGGAGCTCGCTGAAGATTGGGTTCGAGAACTAAAAGATGGACAACAAAAACCTTCTAAAGACGATTGAATCCATAAAGCTTGAACTTGCAAAACGTAAGGATGGCGATCGTTTAAAGTACTACAAGATTGCACCCGATGGAAAACCATCTTGGCCTGCATCTTTTCACTGGAGTTTCCTTACTACATGGGTTGTCGAGGGGAAGAAGATTAACTTCTTTATCGGCTCAAATCAGAGCGGAAAAACGACAGTTGTCGCAGTTCTCTTACGTGGCATGATGATGGGTTACCACGCTTGGATTAAGCAATATGCTAAACATATTAGAGATAATTGGGATAACCTTAAATACCCTCATTCTGGATTTTGGTTTAAGAACAGGAAAGATGTGGGGCAGGATACTTATGAGTGCGTGAAGTTTAATCCTATAGATGAAGAGTACAACTATATGAATCTTGAATCAGGACAAGAGGCGTATGATTACATAATGGGGTTTGAAAATTTACCGATTCGTACCCCTAGCCGTGTTGCTGTTGTGGTTAAGGACTTTAAAGTTGGTGTTGGAGAAGTCTTTGAACCTAAGCTAAAAGAGTTGGTTCCGTTGCCCCATAAGAATGGGAAGTATATTAGGAATATTGAAAGAATGCAGGGGAAGATTGCTGAACGCATAATATGGACTACTGATTCAGAATCAAAGTTCTTCTCTGGCGAACAGGATGCATTTAGATTTGAAGGAGCTACTTGGAACGCTGTAATTTGGGATGAGCCTCCAAAGCATGAGCATTACATCGGTATGAGAAGGGGTTCTTTGGTACTAAAGTCACCTCATTTCTTTGACCTTACCCCGATTAGTGAACCTTGGATATTTGACACCCTACTTCAAGACGTAAATAAGCCAGGTGGTAATGTTCACTTATCCACTTGTGATCTTTACTCGCCCGAAGTCCATTGGATGACATTGGAAGAGAAAGAGGATTTTGAGAGAGAAATATTTCGGAAAGATCCACATGAAGTAGAAGCTAGGATTCACGGCAAATTTACGCATCTACTTGGTCGTGTTTATCCTACATACAATGAAGACGTTCATTTGATACCTCATAGCGAAGTTGAAAAGATGATGACCCAAAGCGTCACGTTCGGAATTACGAACGATCCTCACGACAGACGTCCTTCCGCAATTGCATACTGGTTCGTGAACGCTAATAACGATATCTACTTCTTTAAAAACTACCCAACTGAACCTATGCCCGATATTAAATCATGTGATTTAACTATCAAAAATTATGCTGATATGTTTAAAAAGGTTCAGGCAGAGTTTTGTAAGGGTAAGATTACTTACTGGTTTGGTGACCCTAACAAGTTTCTAACCACTAGAAAACTCAAAGATAAGGCCGGTCAAACCCTTCAGGACGATTATGCAGAAGAGGGGGTATTCTTTGATACTATGATTAATGACAGCCATCATGACGGTCATAGTGCCGTTAGGGATTACTTGTACTATGATGTTGAGAAACCTAGAGGATATAATAATAACCCTAAAATCTACGTTTCTGATGACTGTTGGAATATCAACACTTCAATGCTCAGATTCACTTGGAACGAAAAAAAGAGTGCTGTTAGCAATAAAGAGGTAGTTGAAGAGAAATGGAAGGATTTTGCTGATACAGTCAGGTATACTATAATTAAGCATCCTATATACATAGAGGACGGCTCAGATGGGGTATGGACACCAGATGTCAAGGGAAGGATTCATTAATTATGCCAAGTGATAAACCTAAAAGAATGTCAAACCACACGCCTAAAAAGCGTAAGAAAAAGAAAAAGATTAAAAAAGGAGGTAAGTAGTGACGAAACTTTTTGGTGAAATTAAAGATTTAAGTATTGAAGATTCAGCAAGGCTTTTAACTAGCGTCTCTCATCTTGACTTAGTTAGGGAATATAAGGAATTAGCTGACTTTACGTGTATTCAAATGAGGGAAGTGGTTGTAGCTAAACCTGAACGTAAATGTATAAACTGTGATAACATAGTAACGGGAAGGGCTAAGAAGTGTGATGCTTGTAAGGCGATTCCTGTACTAAAACAAAAGGAGGCAGAAAATGCCAACTCACACTAATCGCAAAGGAACTACTAATGACGATGTTCCTCGCACCCCGGGGATGCCGCTAGCAGATGAATCTGATGTTATTAAGATGTCTGTGACTGGTAGGGGGAGTAATATTAAGAAGGTTGTTCCGGGGTTGAATAATTCGATTGTGCCCCTATTGCCCGATACGCATCGGTAAACATGTCACTATTGTAGTCAACCAAACTTCCGATTGGCTACCTTCAGACTATGAAAAGGGGCTTCTTCGAGGCTCAGAAGAGATGATAACCCTATTCGCTAGGGAACTATCTGCCCAAGGATACCGGGTAACAGTATTCAGTTCATGTCATGGTGACACATTCATGGACGGAAATATCGTTTATCTTGACAGAGCCTTCGTTAAAGACCATGAACGCCGTGGCACGTTGATAGCATTTAAAGACCAAGATGCGCTCTACTTAACAGATTTTAACGACAGATACCTTTGGACTGCTGACCCAGTTATTCTCGAACCTGCTCAAAGACGCCTGTGTGATGGGATGTTTGCCATAAGCGCATGGCATAAAAGAGAGCTTATGGGACTTAACATTGGTTACGACAAGATTGGTTTCATTGAGCCTGGAATCGAGGTTTCAGAGCCAACAGGCGTGAAGAGAGTTTCAAAACAGTGTTTATACGCTTCAAGTCCAGATCGTGGTTTAGAATTCTTAGAATCAATCTGGCCTGATGTGTTAGATAGCCACTCTGACGCAACGCTCATTACTACATATAGTGGTGTCAAAAGTAGGACTAACAAGCAGATGGTTCGTTTATACCAACAATCTGACATATTAGCATACCCGTGTATGGGCCAAGAACGGTATTGTATTACGGCCATAAAAGCCCAGATATATGGTGCGATTCCCGTCGTGATACCACATATGGTATTGACGGATACTGTTCAGTACGGAGTAAAATCCTTGCAGTCCGACTATTTAAGTAGTATCATAAGTTTGCTTAACGACGGGGAGCGTCGGATAAATATACGGCAAAAGATGATAAAAGGCGTTAAGTATAGAAGCTGGGCAGGTGTCGTTTACGACTGGGGAAAGATAATTGGCCAAAGATACGAAAAAGGTCACGCCAAATACTGATGTAAAGCAGGATCCTGTAGCGCAAGAGGTAGCTAAAGACATTGACCTAGCTGGTGGGAAATTAAAAGCATTTATCAATCAAATCGATTCAGATACCACTAATGACATAACTAGCACAGTAAATCACCAACAAAGGCTAGCCAATTGGTACGGGCGTCGATTTAGGACCCTTGGTAAAGACCCTCAATACCCATGGCCCGGTAGTTCTAACATTATTATGCCCCTTATTGACAATGAAGTTACAAAAGCTAAAGCCCCATTATTAAGCACTCTCACTATAAACCCCATTGTTACTTTTAAACCCCTATCAGTTCGGGCCTTTGATCAGACTGATCTTGCTGAAGAGACTATGCAGTGGTTACTTAAATCCCGTATGCGTGACTTTGAGAAGCAGATTGAGATTTGTACTGATGCTATGGGGACTTATGGGTATGGAATACTTAAGACTGTTTATGAGTTTGAGACTGAGGTTGTTACTGAGATTGTCAGAAAAGAAGAACTTTCCCTAGATGACAAAGCTGACATAGCCTTAGTACAAGCCCAAGTTCAAAACGGTGAGTTATCTCAAAAAGATTTCGATCTAGCATTTACTCAACTAGTTTCTGATCGTTGGGGACTAAGTCTTGAGGATGAAACAGATCAAACTGCCATTGAAGATATTATGAACTTCATCCTTTCTGAAAAAGATGATATTGAAATCCAAAGGGTTGCAGTTACCCGTGACGCACCTTATGTAGCTACAGTTGATCCAGCACTATTCTACCCCGAAGAAGGTGTTGGGGAACTTAGAGATGCTGAGAGGATGACAGAGATTGTCTTTGATACTCATAATGAGATGCAAAAGAAAGCTGAGACTGGTTGGTATGATGCTGAGGCTGTTAAACAGATTCTACAAAAGCTAAGAGCTAAAGAGAATGAAGCTAAGTCAGGTAGTAGGGATGCTGATTCACAACCGTTCTCACAAATCAATACAGTTAAAAGAAACAGAGAAGGCATCTCATCTACATCTCGTAAAGGTGTGATTGAAAACAGAGAAGTCTATTGTTTATATGACATTCACAATAGAGGTGTTAAAGACAAATGCCTTTTGATTTATAACCCTGATACAAATATCAAATTACGTTTCATGGAATTCCCATATGAACATGGTGAGTGGCCTTATATACAAGTAAGGAACGAAGAGACTGATGGAAGATTCTATTCTCCAAGGGGAATTGGTGAACTTATAGATGATATCGACGAGATGATTACTAAGAATCACCGTTCAAAACTAAACGCAATGCAAATCGCTAATTCTCCTACTTTTAAATACCGATTAGGTTCGAATATTAATCCTAACAATATGCAGTGGACACCTGGACAGTTCTATCCTGTTATGAATATGAATGACTTTGAAGCTGTTCAAGTTCCTATTAATGATACGAGTTTTGACAATGAAGAGAATAATCTTCGCTTCTGGGTTGAGGGTACTGTGGGTTCTGCTGACTTTGCATTTAGAGAACAGAAGTCTGAAGCTCGTACCGCACAAGAGGTACAGGCTATTCAAAGCATCACTGTTTCTGCACAGACTTTAAAGGTTAATAGATTTCAAAGAGAGATAAAGAATGTTTACAGACAGATTTGGAACTTGTGGATGCAATACGGTCCTGATAAATTCACGACTTTTGCTCCCAATGGTGATGTAAGACATTCAAGTAAGTTTGATATGGATGCTAAGTTTGATATGGATCCTACTGCAACATTTGGTGATAACAATCCTGAGGGTCGTAGGGTTAAGGCAGAGCAGAGATTGCAGACATTGATACTACTTGCTAAAGAGGGTGTTTTACCATTACTAGGTAATAAGTATGAGGTTGATATTGGTGCTGCTGTTAAAGACCTTTTTGATAAAGATGATTTTGCAGCCAGTAGCAGAATCATGCGTACTCGTTCTGACGAAGAAGTTGCACAGATTCAACAACAGCAACAGGAACAAGCCCAACAGCAAGCAGCCCAGGAACAGAATGCTGCTGAGGTGGAGGCTAATCAACCTAAGAGTATTCCTGATATACAAGCTGGGTTATCTCAGTTACAAAGTCAATCACCTAACAAGGGGGCGCAACAAATAGCATGATTACAGAACAAGATATGGCAGATCAACTTAAGAAAGACGCTGCAGTCTTTTTACAGTATAAGACTACTGAAGGCTACAAGCTTTTACTTAAACTTGCCAGAGGACATCAGGCAAATTTATTCAGAGAACTATTATCTGACGGTGAGATTGATGAAGTACAAGTGAGAGCAAATCTTAAAGCTTGGCACTCTCTTCTTGAAGTAATAGATCAAACAATAGTTTCTTACGATGATTACTTGGCAAACATCCAAAGGATCCAAAAGGAACAAGAACAAAAAGCGAAAGGTTTTAACTATGGCTGATAAACACTCAAATATTAAATCATCCCAACCTAGGAACACCCCATTAGAGACAACCATTGTTAATGGATTTATGCCTCAAAACGGTGCTACTGAACCAGGTAAGAAGAAGGCTATGAGAGCCGTTGGTAGAGATACAAGAAACATTGAAAAGTCATCGTCGCAGACTTTGGCTGGACCTAAAACTAATAACCTCTAATAAAGGAGAGATAAATGTCGTTAAATGATTTAGTCGCTTCACAACTAGATGAAACAGGTCCGACGCCTGTTGAAACTGAAAATGTGATGATACATGAAGATGATTCTTCTGTCACTTCTCAAAAGACAGATGTTACAAGTGAAGATAGAGCTTCTGCAACTTCTTTAAATGCGGATGATAACGATCAAAATATTGATTCAGAACAGCAAAAAAATGATGATCTTAAACGTAAGATGCAACATAGGATCGATAAAGTTACCGGTTCTAATAGAAAACTTGAAGATAAAGTAATTAGGTTGGAAGCTGAGAGGGAAGCCTTTGAGAAGTATAACCAATCTAACCAAGAGAAAACTCTTCAAGATCATTCTATTGATACTCTTACTCGTTTTGTTGCAGACAATCAAGATGATCCTGAGTTAGCTGCTCAAGTAGCTGATGCTAGGCAAGTCATTATTGATAAGAAGATTGATGAAAGAGTTAATTCTTTTATTGATAAACAAGCTGCAACTACGAATCAAGAGAAAGGTGAACAGTTGACTAATCAGATTATAAACGGGATATCTGGCGATAAGTTGAGGGATACGAGTGGTGAGTACTATGGTACTGCTATGCAATGCCTTCATGACCTTAACCAACCCGAATATGCTAATGTCAATAAAGACCAAATGATTGCCGCTCTTATGGCTGACCGTGAATTTCTAATGAAACAACAGAATGGACCAACTATGAATGATCGTGTAAAGAATAATCAAAATAATAATATAAAAGCAAACATAAGACAGTCTTCCGGTGGTGGAAGTGATCTTGCTAGTTACTTAGAGAATACAGGCGGTAGGCTTGGAAGAAGTTCTGTAGGTGAAAAAGGATCAGCTAATATTGCCATTAGAAAACTGAAAATGTTTGAGGATTTAACAGGAGGCTAATATGCCTGTAGGAACTCATTACGGTGATACTTCTGTCAAAGAAGATGTTATGGATATCATCTTCCAAATCACACCAGAAGATACACCGTTTTTCAACATGATTGGCATGACAACCGCTAATCAACCAAACCACCAATGGCAAATCAGATCACTATCTACTCGTAACGATAACGCTCAAGTAGAGGGTGCGACATTCACATTCGCTGCACCAGTTTTGCCAACTCGCGTTTCAAACTTCACTCAGATCATTGAGAAAACTGCTAGGGTTTCCGGAACAAGTCAGGCATCATCTCGTTATGCTATCTCTGACCTTGTTGCAGACCAAATAGAGCAGCGCATGGTTGAGTGGAAGACTGATGCAGAACATGCATTGCTTCGTGGATCTAATGCGTCTGGTAATGCATCAGATACAGCCCGTCGTATGGATGGACTGCTCAACGCTGTGACAACTAATGTTACAGACTTTGGTAGTGCTTTAACGATGAGTGAAACCCCACTAAATGACCTTTTAGAGACTGTTTGGGATGCCGGTGGTAAACCTCGTGATGCTCTGGTTAACGGGTTTTTGAAGCGTCGTATTTCGAGCTTCTCTGGAAATGCCCAGAAGAGATTTGATCAAAATGATCGTGAAGTAGTTAATACTATCGCAATCTATGATTCAGACTTTTCTACTATTTCCATTCAGTTGTCTCGTGATATTCCAAATGGAGCTGGTGCTAACACAATAGTTGTTCTTGACCGTGATATGTTTGCAAAATCATTTTTGCGTAACGTAACGACTGAGCGTGTTGCTAAGGTTGCTGACAGCAATGATACCGTTATTCTTGGGGAACTTACCCTAGAGTTTGGTAATGAAGCTGCTGCTGGAATTATTACTGATTCAGCTTAATAAAGCTAAATGGGAGGGGTTGATAGCCCCTCTCTATTTTAATAGGAGGCTCAAATGGGCGACAAGAAACAAAGCGTACAGACAATTAAGAACCATGCTGTAACAGGTTCAGCTATTGATTGGGATGGCACTACTGTTGATATAACACTGGATGGTGACAGACCCGTTATCGCTCTTGACATTAACTTGTCTGATAACGCTACAGTAACATTTGGTTCTGTAATTGATGGCACCCTTCATTCCGTTCTAATAACTGATAAGAGTGCTGCTCTATCTATCACAGGATTAGCTGCTACACCGTTCCACGGATTCTTTACTGAACTTGCTGGGATTAGAATTTTAAGGATAACTGCTAGTGCATCTCAAACAAATGCCACAGTAACAGTGAGCCAAGTTTAATGAACGATATAACGCCAGAGGAACAGAAAGAACTGTGGAAATTCATGGGTGAAATGGAAGGTCTATCTGGTGATATTAAAAGTCTTAAGGATGATATGAAGACTATGAAGGATGATGTGCAATCAATAAAAGTCGAATTTGCTAACCTTAAGGGTAAGTTGTTTGCTGTTGCTGGCATTATCACTCTTGCTTGGACTGCTATTTGGGGCTTTCTTAAGGGGGCGTTTTCATGAGCGGTAATAACAATAAATATAATGAACTCTTATCAACTGTCCCCGATAGTTTGTTGATTGCAAACGGGTATAACCCTAAAGATGATTGTAACTGTAGCGGTCCTGTAGATTCTGACGGAAAGATTATATTGGGGAACACTATAATCTTTGGTAGAAAGCCAACCGATTTAGAATCTGTCTTTGATCCCTATGTTGTTGAGAAAAATAAACTCCCTACTTGGGCTTATGCCAGAGTAAGAGAAGCGGCTTGGAGGTTATAGGATGACCGACCAACTAGGAGGAGAGAGAACCCGTGCAGATTTTGATGAAGAATCGGGAACAATTATAGATAAAATCTTAGGTGAGAATAGTACGACCAATATTATAACAACGTATACCCGACAATCTGTAATCCTTGACGGCGTAGATGATAAAATTATATTTCCAACTAATTTTTGGGATACATCAAGTGACTTTTCAGGGTACATTGCATATAAGTATCTAGGATCTAGTGGCACAACTGAACAATTTTGGACAATGGACCCTAACGCTGGCGATAAACCTGTTGCCTCATGGAATGGCGTTACTCAAGATTTTTTCTGGTCGGCAAGCGTCACAGGTTCAGGTAATGTTGTCTTAGCTAACGGTGCCAATCTCGATCCTACAGACCTAATTGTGCAAGCTTTTTCATATAAACTATCAACTCGCTTAGTGAGTATGTCGGTTGAGAGTTCAAGCGGTATAAGTTTAAGCGGAACAAACACAGAAACGTCAACGGCTACAGGAAATGGCCCATTAAAATTAGGAGCAAATGGCCCTAATAGTGCTTTCACTAATATGGAAATATTCCAAGTCGGTACTTACACAACCGTTTTCGATACAACTGATTTAACGGATACAGCTACGGCTTTATTAAACCAATTACTCGCTTCTGGTGATGCCGATTCTAGCTCAACATTGTTACTACTAACATGAAAAAGGATATGGAAATACCAGTTGGAATAAACGTTTGGATACCTAAAGAGAATCTTCATGAATGTCTCAGGATGGCCTTGAAGATGTGGGTTAATGAATGTCCTGATGAGGTTAAGGCTATGAAGCGTCATTTGGTTCATAAGAGAGAGACTTTGCACAAATCAACTGGTATGTCCCATGAGGGAAATTGGAAAGAGAAATTAGAAGTGCCACTTGGATTAGCTGCTAGGGTAAGACAGATGACAGAGAGGCATGATTGGATGCAAGATGATGACGTTATCAATGGGATAATTGAACTAGCACCCGATTTAGTTTGTTATGAAAAAAAAGACCATTCGAGGATTGTTGTATGAAACTATCAGTGTGTATGATTTTAGGTAGATGTGATGAGAAACTAACTAGTACGTTTGCTTCTATAGATCAGATTGCAGATGAGATTATCTTATTGCAGACTATCAAGGACCCTTTGACTAGTGATTTAATTAAGAAGTTCCCGTTTACTACTACTGTAATTAATGAATGTGATCCTTACCTAATGCATGAGGATGGGTTCCTAAGGTCTTTTGCTGACGCTAGAAACGCTAGTTTTGAATTAGCTACTGGCGACATGATCATGTGGATTGATTCTGATGATGTTATTTACAACCCAAGTAATCTACGTAAGTGTGTAGAAGAAGCTTATGGAGATGGTTGGGACTGGATCACTATGGATTATGACTATGAGTTTAATAAAAATGGTGAATGTAGTACTAGACATCGTAGAGAGAGAATCATACGCAATGGACACGGTAAGTGGATCGCACCTATTCATGAGATACTAAGTCCTGTTAAGCGTTATAACAGATATGACATGAAGCGTGAGGTATCTTACATCATTCATAATAATGTTATAGATGGTGACAACGTAGAGCGTAAGAAGAGAAATGTTACTATGCTCAAGCGTATTGTTGACGAGGGTGGTGATCAGCGTATGGAAATGTATTACGCTAATTCACTATATGATATTGGTGAGAACGATAAGGCTATCCATTATTACCAAGAATATCTAAGAAAATCAGAATGGTCTGAAGAGAAGTATCAAGTAATGATGCGGATTCACAATGTCCACCGAAAGTTAAAGAATTATGAATCGGCTAAGGCATGGTGTCTTAAGGCTATTGAACTTATACCAACTGTTAATACAGCATTCATATGCTTGGCTGAGATAGATGGACTACTTGGTAAATGGGAACGGGTTCTTCATTGGTTGAGACTTTATGGACAGTGTGAACCTATGGGTAAGGATATGATTCATAATCCGTTCAGTGAGAAGATTCAACCCTTGATACTATTACACAGAGCTTATCATGAATCTGCTGAGTGGGAACAAGTATTAGTTTGTAACGATAAACTTAGGGCTTTACTTCCAGATAAAGAAGAGCAATGGAAGGCTGTTGAAGCTTATTGTTTTAAACAACTTGAAGATATGAAGATGATTGATATCTACAAACAAGTACTAGATTTCACACCTGAAGAAGATCGACATGCTATCTATGATGTTATCCCTGAGAGAGTATTGGATTACCCAGAATTTAAGAAACATAAGAAGAAGGTTAGGCCTGATGGGAAGAAGGTATTAGCTATCTACTGTGGTTACGATGACACTCAAACTTGGGGACCAGAGAGTATCAAAACTGGCATAGGTGGTAGTGAGGAAGCTGTGATAAATGTCTCTAAGGAATTTGTCAAATTGGGATGGACTGTCGAAGTGTATTGCAACTGTACTAAGGAAGGTGAGATCGATGGAGTATATTGGTATCAAACTTCAGCTAGTAATAATAGTGATCTTGTTGAGCTTAGCATTCTCTGGCGTCATCCTCATCATGTCTTTAAAGCTCCTAGGGGAAAAGTTACTTGGCTTTGGAACCATGATCTACAGAATGGTATGGAGGCTTATTACGATGAAAAAGTAATGTCTTGTATTGATAAGGTTATGTTCCTATCTAAGTTTCATAGAGATACAGCCCCTTGGGTAACTGATGATAAGGTTATGTATACCAGGAATGGTGTAGATCCTGAGTTGATGCTGTCTGGGGATAATGACCCGTATACAGTTATATATGCTTCTTCACCTGATAGAGGATTAGATACTCTGTTAGATATGTGGCCTGAAGTTATCAAGGCTCATCCTAATGCTAAATTAGAAGTCTTCTATGGGTTTAATAAATGGTTTGATATGCGTTATGCCAATGATAAGGAAATGATGTTATGGAAGAAGAGACTGTTAACTCAAATGGAAGAAGACCCAACGATAACATATCACGGGTCAGTGGGTCAGGATGTATTAGCACAGCATATGGCGAAGGCTGGAGTATGGGCTTACCCAACCCAATTTGGCGAGATATCGTGTATTACAGCAATGAAGATGCAGTGTGCTGGAGTTATCCCAGTGACTAGTAACTATGCTGCACTTAATGAAACAGTAAAATTTGGTCATAAGATCGGTGAGTATTTAGAACCAATCTTTGACAAGAAAGAATTCTTAGATACCTTAATCTCTGTAATCGGGGACCGTCCACAACAAGAAGGGATACGTTCTGTAATGATTGATAATTGTAGATCGATCTACCGATGGGATGGGGTAGCTGAAGAATGGAATGCTGAGTATATACAGTGTTCCGAAATTAACCTAACAAAAGACTTAACAGAAAGGATACTCAAATGAGTGGACCAGTTGGAAGATTTTACGGAAGAATGGCGGTACCAAGTGCAGCTAAGGGTACGTTACCCCCTGCAGGAGTGCTTGCTTTTTATGTAGACAGTGCAGACGATCATTGGAAATTCATTGATTCGGCGGGTACTGTTGTTGATATAACCGACGTGGGGGCTACTACATTCCCTGATGTCACAATTGCAGATGCTTCACCTCAGTTAACATTCAAAGATACTGATTGTACTGATTCAGATGACAACGCAACAATTCTTGCTACAGCCACCGCTACTGGTACTGGAGCTGAAGATATTGATGTTTTGTTTCAAGCACAGGCTAATGGAACGGCTGTTGATTACTTAGCTTATACAGCTTCCAATGACGCCTTAGTGTTTGGCAATGCCTCTGCTTCATTACTAGGTTTCTACGGTGAAGCTGGTGTTAATAAAGGAACTGCGATGACTACTGCTGATGCTGTTGCTTTAGATGCGACTTATAACGTAACTGAGCAAACAACTGTTAGCAACATGCGTATCCGTATTAATGAGATAGAAGTACTACTTCAAGCTGTGAATCTCATTAACTAATGGACACAAAGGAAATAGGAACGGTTGAGGAAATCGTAGCTACTGGTAAAAGGTTAGTTGAAGAAAACGATAATCCTAAACCTGTTCCAAAAGAATATGTCATCACTGAGCAGCAGTTAATGCCAGTGGTGACATTTTTAAACAAGATTGATATTCCCATAGCCAAGATGATGGCTTTGGGTTTGAGTGGATTACCGGAATTAGAAGATTATCTTATTGGGTGGGAAGATGATAAGAAAGGAAAAGAATAATGGGAGCCCCAAGTATTGGATGGTTTTTAGGAAGGGCAAGTACACCTTCTACTGCCAAAGGAACGTTGCCACCTACAGATGAGCTTTATTTTTATGTAGACGATACAGATAATAGTTTCAAACAGATTGATAGCAATGGCGTGGTTACGGATCTGTCTGACGTTGATATCAGAGAGCATCTAATTGTAAGAAAGACAGCCGATCAGATTGTGAATAATGATATGACATTAGTAAATGATACTCATTTATTCTTATCTTTAAAGGCTAACACTACTTATGTTGTCAAAGGTACGTGGATGATGGATATCCATGACTTAGCCATTGTGTTTAATGCTCAGGACGGTCTTACAATAAGTTCTTTGATAATTCACGGTCTTAATGTAGAAGAAGCTGAACAGACAACTACGGTGGCACTGGATGTAATAGCGAACTTTACAGTTAATGAGATTATAGGTGTACCTTTCTCTGGAACAGTTGTAACGACTGCTGCTGGCACGCTTGCCATTAAATGGGCGCAACCAGCTTCAAATCCTTTTGATTCAACTATGAAAGCTGGTTCATATATGGAAGCGATAGCGGTGTAATTATGAGCGATATAAATCCATTTACAGGACATAGTACAAATCCTGAAGCTACGATACAAAGAGAACCTGTAGCAAGGACTAATTTTGAAGACCCTACAGTTAATAAACTCAATGAGCTAATGCGTAGTGAGGAAGCCGATGAGTTTCAGAAGATTGCTGATGCTGCCTCTAGAACTAAATTTGCAACTGGTAACAGGGAGATTGATATTAGGAATTATCTTAAGTTTAGAAATGGTATTAATAGCATCTTAGGATTATTGGAGCCTCATGACTAATAATAAGACCCATACTCAGACAGGCCGTGAAGAGCATAATGATGTTGCTCTAGCTAAACGTTCATTAATGGTTGGATTTGATGGTATAAAATATCGTGTTATAAATACTAATATTAATGGCGATATTGAATTGGCTACTCCTAGAAGTGCGTTCGGTGAACAATTGATGGCTGAATTAACGCCTGTTGTGCAACTACAATTTCCTTATAATATAAATAATAGACTTATCAAAACTACTTTAGTGGCAGGTGGCACTGTTACTCAGGCAAATGCCATGGCTGTAGTTGGGACTTCAACAACAACTGGATCTACTGCATTAATGGAATCTAAAACTCCTATTAAATATAATCCTGGTCAAGGAGGAATGTGTAGATTTACGGCTTTGTTTACGACAGGTGTAACTGGCACTAATCAAGAAATAGGTATTGGCGATTCTGTTGATTGTTTTTGCGTCGGTATAAAAGATACTAATTTTGGGGTTAATCGTAGAGTTGATAGTGTTAACAATATAGTCACTCAATCTAATTTTAATATTGATACATTAGATGGGAATGGACCTAGCGGTATAACTATAGACGTTACAAAGTTAAATGTATTTCAAATATCTTTTCAATATTTAGGTGCTGGAGCTATAGACTATTCATTAGAAGATCCTGAGACTGGCAGATTTTTTTGTTTTCATAAGATTAAATATGCTAATGCTAATATAGTACCCTCTCTAACTAATCCGACATTACCATTAAGAATATTTACTGATAACGGTGGAACAACTTCTGATGTGGTCCTTAAATCAGGTTCTATGGCTGGATTTGTAGAAGGTAAAAATGTTGAATTAGGTTTTACAAATGCATTTGGAGCTGATCAGGCAGCTATAACGACTGAAGAACCTATACTTTCTATAAGATGTAATACTACATTCCAGTCTACTACTAATAAAGTTCGGATGAAAGTAAAGTTGTTTACTGTTGCATCTGAAGGAAACGGAAATAATGTGGTTCATTATTTTGTTAGGCAAAATGCTACTACGTTAACAGGGGCATCCTTCACTGATTTAGACGCTAATACCTCAGTGGCACAAACTGATACCTCAGCATCAGTTGTTTCTGGTGGGGACTTAGTGACAGATTTCGTTCTTCAGAGAGACTTTTCAGATAAATTTTTTATTGATACTATTAAGTTATTTCTTAATCCGGGGGATACATTAACAATATCAGCTTTTTCGGCTAGTTCTGTTGGTGCATCTGCTTCTATTACATGGGAGGAATTATTCTAATGGCAATGACATATAAACAACTTCAAGATGAAATTGGTAGACACATCCAAGACACCTCTTCAGGGAGGCTCACACGTATTAAGGACGCTATTAACCGTAAGTATACTGAGATAGCTGATGGGTTTGATTGGCCTGATCTGTGGCGATTAGAGGTTGCTGAGGTATCTACCTTTGCTTCTGAACAGTATGTCTTTATGCCTCGCCATGTTGACTTGGTTAAGAAGATAGTTACAGATAGTGGTAAGGAGTTGCTACATAATGCTAATCCTGAGATGCATGTTAACCGCTATTTTGACAATCTAACGGCTGGTGGGGTTGCTTTTGAATACACGAGTACGGGTTCATCTCCTATTAAGAGGATTATAACTACGGCTGAGACTTTGGATTTGATTTCATCTGATGTTGGGGACACTAGCCCTGTGGTTTCTATTTGGGGACTGGTTAGTGGTGAGGAATTGAATGAATTAGTGACACTTAATGGTACAAGTGCAGTCACAACTAGTAACACATTCTCAAGGATTACTCGTATTGGAACTGAATCGAGTATTATTGATGCCAGTAGGGCAGGGAATATCACAATTTCTGGGACTACTTCCAGTACTGAATACGCTGTTATCCCTACATTTGAAAAGGATTCTAGGTATCAAGCAATACGTTTGGATAGTAACCCGAATGCGGCTGATACTTTATCAATTGTTTACAAGAAGAAGGTTAGGAAGCTAATCAATGATGGTGACACATTAGAGATTCCTGCTGACCTCATCCTCTTTGAACTAGCTACCGCTGATATCCTTAGATCACAGGCTAAATACAATCAAGCTAATGTGAATGAGAACCTAGGCAGAACAATGATGCTTGAGATGATGAGCCGTTATGCTAATCAGACTGAGGCTGTATTCCAATCAGCACCAATTGGGCCGGGTACTAGTGGTCGTGATGGATTAGCATTTAGTGGTAGAAGAATCAGTGTGGTGGGTGGCACTTAATGGCTGATACTGACAGACTAAGAGAGTTCCCCCTTTTAATTACGATTAAAGATCAGAGCGGGGGACTTAATACACGTACGTTTCCAACTGAAATTAGTGACACTGAAGCACAATTACTTCAAGGACTATTTACAGATCCAGGATTAGTTAAAAAGACTGAAGGGACGACTACATTTGCATTTGCTAGTACAATTGCTAGTTCTGTATCAGGAGCTATTCGATCTCTCATTGATTTTAACCCGGATGATGGCAGTACACCAGTTTTATTGTTCCAAGTTAGTGATGAGATATTCTCTAGTGATAGTTCCGGGGTTGTTTCATTAAGAGCTACTATTCCCAATGCTGACAATGAAGGTGAATTTGAACAGGGTTTGAATAAGATATTCTTCTGTGATGGGACTAGCGACCCTATAGTGTTTAATACAGCGTTAGCATTTTCTACAATAGCGTCAAGCGCATCTGCCATGCTTCGTCATACTACTAGTGAATATTTTCTGAACAGAGTTTGGACTAATGATGTTGATAATAAGTCTCATCTAATTGTCTCTCAGATTCTTGAGGATTCTTTCGATAAGAGTGAAACTCAAAAGTTTGGTGAAGGTTCAGGTAATTCAGAGATCGTTAAGATTAAAGGTTATAGAAATCAAGAACTTCTAATCTTTATGAATAATAAGATTGAAGAATTAATCATCACAAACCCAGCAACTATAAGTACATGGTCACGTAAAGTTATTGATGAGAGATATGGTCTTGTAGCCAAAGATACAGTCCAAGAGCTAGGTGGCGTGGTTTACTTTCTAGACAATGAGAACAGAGTTAGAGCTTTGAACCGTACAGCTTTAGACGCCCCTGTAGGCACTCAAGCTATTCCAATTTCAGATAAGATTGAAGCTGAGATGAATCGTATTAATAAGCTACATGCCTCTAAAGCATCTGCTGGTGTACATGAGAACTTTTACATGTTATCTATGCCATTAGATAGTGCTACAGAGAATAGTGACACATTTGTATTCGATACTAGGTCAGGTGGTTGGTATGGTCCTTGGGATTCATTTACTGCTGCTAAGTTTGTAAGTTCAGATATTCGAGGACAGGGTAGAGATACTTACTTTGGTTCAACTGATGGTCAAAGTGTTGTCCGTATGTTTGATGGGACATTTGATAACGATGGTTCATCCATTAAGACTATTTTAAGGACTAAAAAATATGATGGAAACCATCCTGAATCTGACAAGATATTTAACGAGATAGAGGTAGCTGCCTTAGGAACTGGGGAGGGTACTGTGACAGTTAGGGCTAGGGTTGATGATGCTGGCTTTAGTAATGTGGGGACATTTGACATTATCTCTGGCGCACCTACATTACCTGAAACTCTATCATTTCAATTAGGGTCTACCGGGATTGTTCGTGGTAAGTTCCATTTAGAAGGATTAAGCAGGGGAAGAAATATTGACTTTGAGTTTGAGCATGATGAAATTACTGACGTTCAATATCTTGAATGGATAGTTACGATGCTTGATCAGAACTATGAAAGGCAGGGATTGTAGTAATGAGTAAGTTTATAGAAACTAATATGATAAAAGAAAAACTACAATGTCCTAATAATAGTTGTGGTGAAATATTCTTTATCTTTAAACATAAACCGCAAACAAGAAATGTTTCGTGTCCTTGCTGTGGATGGAATGATAGTTTTATATATCCTGATATAGAAGGAGATGAATAATGGCAACTGTAACTAGAGGATTCACATATGGGGTCAATGGTACTGTTACAAATACAAATCTACATTCACTTGTAGATGCTGCTACTGTAACTCAGATTGTTAGTGCTGATTTCACATTAACAACTACTAATCCAATTCACCTTGGGTCTTCAGCGCCTTCGAGTTCTGATCAAAGATTTTGGTATGACACTACTAATGATGTATATAAGGTTAAAGATTCCGGTGGTGTTTTCCAGCCTATCAATGGTCATGTCTATGTGAATAAAAGTGGGGATTCTTTAACTGCCGGTGATGTTGTGATTATTGATACTGCTAATGATCTCAGTGTTACAACTACTACAACGGCTAATAATACTGCTGTATTTGGTGTGATTATTATAGGTGGGGCAAATGATGCTGCGGTATTTGTTGCTACTGAAGGTTATGTCCCCACATTAAAAGTAACTGGTTCGACTAATAACGGGGATTACCTATTCACTTCTACTACCGTTAAAAAGGCTGATCCAAGTGCTACATTTGGTTCTGGTGCTTTTGCTAGGGCTATGGATACTAGTTCAAGTTCTGTTGAAGCTCAATTGGGTGGGGCTACAATGATTGCCAATGTTACTGGTTCTAGATTTTCAGCAGTCGAACAGGTTTCACTTAGTAGGGCTAAAACTACAGCTTCAGGTGATTCTGTTATTAGCCATAATTTAGGGACAATACCTTTGACAATAGATTGTGTTTCTACTGATGGGACTTCTTCTGGTGCATTATCATCTACTGGATTTTGTAGTATTCAGGGATCAACATTTGCACAGGCAGCTAGGGGGTCTACTGATTCTGGGGCTGGCGGTCAATATTTGGAAGCCGGAGCCATTACCATACTATCGGATGCTGCCACTACTAATAAACAGGTAGGGGTGGTTTCAGCAGCAACAACAACTAATTTCACAGTGACATTCACTAAGACGGGTACGCCGATAGGTAATGCTAACTATCTTTATGAATTTGTTTTGGCAGGTTAGGAGTATAAAATGACAGCATTAGCTTTAGGTACATTATTTGGTGCGGGTGGCGGAGGTGGTGGTACTGCTTCATTGTTAACTGGTGCCGCTGGATTTGCATTAGGTTCTCAGAGATCAAAGTTCAGAACGCCTCAACTACCTTCTCTATCTGAATTAACTAAGCAAGCTGTTGGCTCTCAGAGAATACAGTTAGCTGGTGCTATCAAGAATCAACGGGATTTTGGTGGTCAATTCTTAACTTCTCAAATAGAATCTCAAAGGGCTGCTTTACCTGGATTTTTCGAGCAAACTCAAGCTGGGATTCAACAGGGCGAGGATCTTGTTTCTAGACTTATTGGCGGGGATTTAGAACGCAGATTAACTACACAGGGTGTTAGAGGCGCACAGGCAGCTCGTGGGCTCACTTTAGGACCAGCTAGTGCAATTCAAGAGGGATTGGCTGTACAACAGGCTCAGGCACAGAATGAGCTTCAAGCCTTTGGATTAAGGGGGCAATTAGCTCAATTAGAATCAGCTACGCCATTTGGGGTTCAAACCTTTAGTCCAGGGGTTTCTGGCCTTGGTGATCTTACAAGTCTTGCCCTTGGCGGGGCGCAGGGTCAGGCTGGTCTTCAGGCGCAATCACAGGCATTTAAGATTCAACAAGCTGATGCCGCTCGTGCAAATCAGGCTGGTGGATTTGCTAGTTTGGCTGGTGGATTTGCTGGCCTTGAGCAGTTTGGAACGTTTAGGGGATTCTTACAGGGTGCTGGATTTGGAGCAACGCAGAAGAAACAAACCTTCCCCACCCTTGGTTCATCGTCTAATGTTTCAACAACTGCTGGAAATACTGGAACTGGAACAGTACCATTCCTACAGGGCGGATAATAGGAGACTAATATGGCTAGTATAGAAGGAACTAAAGTATTTCTAGGTGAACTCGATAAGGTTCAACGTCGTCTTAATGATGCTGTTAGATCAGCTAATGATATTGGTAGAGAGGCACTTAACTTCGAATTAACTTTAGGACAACAAGGATTGAAGGTCGTAACCGATCCACAAACAGGTCAATCTGTTATACAACCTCAAACAGCAGAGGAGAATATATTTCTTCAGGCTAAGAGAACTACTAGGGATGCTCTAGCTATTGCTGATCAAGACTTATCTAATACACTTCGTCAAAGACAAATTGGGGCTGATATTAGTACTTTAGAATCTCCTGAAGCTAAGAGATTAAGAACTCTTACCGGACAGATTAAACGAGAAGAAAGAGTAGAGGACGTTCAAGGTAAAATTGATGCTGAAGTTGCCGCTCGTGAATCTAAATCTGGTAAGAAACTTTCTAAACTTCAAAGGGATGAAGTCTCAGAGACGATTAAGTCTGAAGCAAAAGCTAAAGCCGAGGCTGCCGTTACCCCACAGGCTATAGCTGCAAGACAACAAATAGAACTAACCAGGATTCTTACTCAAACTAGCCCTGAAGCTATTAAGTCCCGTCAGATACTATTCAATGAAAGAATGAACGAGAAAGCCCTATTACTTGAACAAGATTTAAGACTTAATCAAAGGGCATCTGAACAGGAGATAGCCTTTAAGTTAGAACAGTTTAAAGCTGCGCAAAATGAAATCCTTACATTCACAAATACCCGTGATGTTGTTCAGGCTGCTAAGATATATGAATCCATATTTGGTGTTGCACCTGGAACTTTGAATCCTCTTTCAACTGATGAACAATTAGCAGCTCTTGGTGAAAGGCGTGAGATAAAAGCTACTCAAAAGGCTCAGGAACAATCTCAAATAACAGCAGCTATAGACCAATCTATTGAAGTGGCATTTGAAGCTATTGACTTTGACTTCACTGATTTAACTGATAAGCGTGATCTTAATGAGTTAATTAAAGATGATTTAAACTTCAGCGCATTAGACAAAGTTATTACAGACATATCTTCGTCAACTGGATTTTCTGATAAACAAGTTGCTGCTGCCATCCTAAGTAAAATAGGTTTACAAATTACTCAAGCCATTAAAGACGTTGAGGCTGGTGAACTGTTTGATACTGAAGCTACTGAGAAATTATCCGCTAAGAAGTTAAGAACAATTAGAGATAGGCTGAAAAGAGTTAAAAAGTCAGGCTTTGAATGACACGAATAAGTTCTGATCCATTTTCAGGTGATCCCTTTTCACAACCAGTTAGTAGAGGTAGGCCCAAGTCTTTTGATTTTGCTCAACCACTTCAAGGGCCTAGTGAAGAAGATGAGGGATTTTTTGATCTCGCTTTTGGTTTTATACCGACTATCAATGTTGGAACAGGATTAGGGATAAAGAATACATTTGGACGTTTAGCTCTAGATATTCTTCTTGACCCAATCACCCTTGTCAGTGCCTTCTTTACTGGTGGTGCTACATTGGCTGGTAAGTCTGCTCTTGCTACTGAGAAACTTGGTAGGTTAGCATTTAAAGGTAGTACTGTTACTAGGAAGCTATCTAAATTGGCAGACATATCTTCTGCTGAAAAGGTAAAAGGTCTTGAAAAGATATTAAATATATCAGCTAAAGGTGTATCCAATCCTAGTCTTGTTAGAGACTTGAATGCTGCGGTTAGAACTGGTGACTTAGGTATGGTCAATGGGATACTTAAGAAGATTAGGAAATCAGAGATTGACCCTAGTATTTTAAAGAAGCTTCCCAATCAAGAAGAGTTTAATATATTCCGCAAGGCGTTTGATCTTGATAAGAAGTTAGAACTTAGAAACATATCTCGTATTGAAAAGGGTTTAGATCCGCTTACTAAATTGCCATTGGCACCTACTCGTTCTGCTCAAGCTATAGCTGGTCAAAGACAAGTATTAGGGTTTAAAGTTCCATTCACTCAGATTGAAAAGACATTGATCCAAGGTGAAAGAATGTGGAGCCAGTTTGATCAGATATTTCCTTATACGAAGTTTATGGCTAATGGTACGACTAAGCTGAAAGATTTGACAAAGACAGTTGTTGAGCAAAGGTCTATTGATATGGGGGAACATCTTGCGTCTTCTATTATTAAAAAGGCCAAAAGGAATGATGCCTTTTCTAAGTTAGTTACTATTGGTGCTGTCGCTTCTAAACTTCCTGTAGAAGAATTGAAGAAACTAGCATTCTTTTATAGAGAGGGCAAGGTGGCCGGTACTGGATTGCCTGCTGCCCCTGATTTGTTACAACAAGTTGGGTTAGGCTCTTTAGTTGGGCATGACTTAGAAACCTTTGCGAAGCTTAAGAAATTTGTTGATGAACAGGGTTTGACTAAGGCTATGGATTATTCTGATAATGTTTTGAATGCTCATTACGATACTTTACTTCAGACTATTAATCAGTCTAAAAGGGGTACAGATATTAAAGCAATTGAAGGATACATCCAACATGTGTATGATCTTGATGATGTTATTCCTGCTGTTAGTGAAGTAGCTAGTAAGTTCGCAACTAATGGTGGCTTCCTTCAAAAACGATCTATTAATACTATGTTTACAGCTATGTCTGAAAGAGGGTTACTGCCCAAGAATCTTGATGTCTTTGATTTAGCACAGAAATATCATACTGCTGCTGCTAACATTATCACTTCTAGTACCGCCATTGAAACCATTAGAAAGTCTAAACTGATGAGAGTATTAGATGAAGGTGTCGCTCAGAAAGATAAATTTGTCAAACTATTTACAACTAAAGAGAAGGCTAAGAGATTGAAGCTTGCTGATGAGGGGTGGGTTGCCTTAGATGATATTAACATAGCTCAAAAGATAGGTGCTACTACAGATGTATGGATGCCTTTAGAGGTTAAGAACGCTTTAAAGGTAATGATAGATAAACCATTTGGGAATGCTGCTCTTAAAGCTATGGAACAATTTAATGCAGTAAGTAAATCTGTTAGCTTAGGTGCTTCATTCTTTCATAGTGCCGCTTTGTTAGAATCTCTCTTTGCTGTATCAGGGTTTAAAGGACTAGCCTTTGGTCTTAAACAAGGTGCTGGAATACCATTGTTATCACAGGGTTTGCAGAAGGCTGGGTTTGCTAAGAAGCTGGCTGATTTTGAAAGTAGGCAGATTTTAGAAGCTGCTAAGTATATGAATGTTGAGATGAGTGCTGACGTTAGAATTGGCGCTCTTAATAAGGCTATAGACAATATTGGTAATGTTGCTAGAAAAGTTCCTGGTGGTGATGTTGCAACTAAGTTTCTAGGTAAGGCTGTTGAGTTTCAAAACGAGGCTCTATGGGAAACGCTTCATGTTCCTTCAAAGGTATTCGGTTTTAACCAACAAGTATCTAAACTTATAAAGAAATTCCCTGATGCCAATATAGAAGAGATTAAGAAGACTGCTGGTGCATTCATGGATGATGCCTTTGGTGGTCTGAACTGGGAAAAACTTATGGTTACCCCTAAGATGAAACAGTTGAGTAGTATACTCACCTTTGCTCCTGACTGGACATTAGCTAATGCCCGTATCTTTGGAAGATTTGCTAAGGCCGGTGTTAAGAGGGTTAAATCTATAACTAGTGGTGTACCTCTCACTGACATAGAAAAGGCTCAAGAGGGATTGGCTACAGCCTATTGGGGTAGGGCTGCATTTGGCTTGTTTGCTAGTACCAATCTTTTAAACCAAGCTTTCACAGGCAGATGGATGTGGGAAAATCCACCCGGACATACTACAGATATTGCCATTGGGTTCAATGAAGAACTGGGTAAAGAGGAATATGTCAAGTTAGGTAAACAGTTGAGAGAGCCTATTCGGTGGATGACTGAACCGTTTAAAATTGGTGGTGCTAAGTTGGCTCCTGGTGTTAAAGAAGTGATAGAACAATTCACAGGCGTTAGTCCCGGTGGCTTCCCAACTGAGTTCGGAAGTAAAGGCTTTGGGCCTCAGCCTACCTTCTTTGAGACTATCCCTCTGAGGATTAAAAACGTTGCCAGTAAGTTTGTACCATTCAGCATAGGTGGTAACAGTTTCTTCATGGCATTACCCAAGAGTACATTTTCTACCACACAGGCTATCAATGGTGTTGTAGATGCCATTAACGATGGTGACCGTAGAGGTGTGAATGATATTATGAAATTTGCTGAGGCTAATGGTTTGAATGCGAGTTTCATTAGAGGACAAGTTAAACAGCGTGTAGAGAATGCTGATAAATTTTTCGCAAAACCTATAAAAAGGAGGAAATAGTGAAAAAACTACTATTAATAACAGTACTATTCTTAGCCAGTTGTCAAGGTTTAGATTGGATTGCAGGGGTAGATGCTGATGGGAATGATCTTGAGGGTGAAGCACCAATTAGTTCATTAACCAAAATACTTGGTGTATTGGGTCCATACGGTACTGCTGGTGGATTAGGGCTAACTACATTAGCTGCTGCCTACGTCTCTCGTAAGAGAAATGGGACATTAACAGCCGTAGTTGAGGGTGTTCAGAAGGCTAAAGGGTCTTTGAGTAAGGAACAGCTTAAGGTTCTTCATAAGGAATTGGCTAAGCATATCCCTGAGAAGTATCTGAGTAAGATTGAGAAGATTAAGGATGCAATGGATTAAGTATTAGCTTTAAAGAATGCTTTACAGTGGGCCTCAGATAACGCCATACTGAGGTCTACATTTTTTAAATACTTCAAAACCAATAATCCCTTGCGATTCTTCCTGAAATTAGTCATTGACCTATTAGGTACAACAAGACCATTAGACATCATAGCCGTAGATATTCGTCTAAACACCTCTTGAGGGACATCCCATGTAAAACCCAATTCCTTGAAGTTAACAGTATTTTGTTGATATATGTGTTCTAACAGGGGTGCATTGTTCTTATTGTGGAATGCTTCTCTGACCCGGCAGCATATTTCATAAAAATTCTCATCATTCTCAAATTGGGTTAGTTTGAACATCTTCTCTGAGTAGCCTAAGTAACCCGTAGTTCCATCGTATTGAGCCTCAAGAGCTTCTATATACACCTCTACGTGTCTCTTCTGGACAATGATAGTATCAAATAAAGTATTGACTGAGCAGGTTCTACCGGCTACTGGGGCTGCACCCCTGGCTATCTTGAATCTGATGCTACCGGCTTCCACCAATGGGATCCCCTCGCCGCTGTATTTTTTACATAACCTGTCTGATTCTTTAATAATCAACTGCCTAGCATCTTCATCAAATACCACTTGTTCAGGGGTTCTTGAGTAAATAAACCGTAATAACCAGTATCCAGCACTTTTACCCTCATATGAATACTTCGGGTTCGGACAGCCATCAAGATCGTAATATTTAGCATCTATCATGGGTTCTTCTCTTGAGATTAAGCTGGGGGCCACGTCTAATGCGGTAGGGACAACCAGGGCATCGAATCTTCTAATGGTTTCTGCTGTTCTATAGATATATTTCAACATCTCACAGGGATGTAAATAATCGTTAACAGTTGTTCCCTCTGGTGGGTTAGATGAGAATATCTTTCTGACCATAGCGAGTGTTTGACGTTGGATTATCTTATTGTACTTAGCTATCCCCGATGAATTGACATCATTAAGCATAGTCCAGATTTTAATAGCATTCTCATTATGAGCCTCATCAAAGAGTACTATCCTTCTATGGTGTTTGGGTAATACACCCCAGTGAAGAGTGTTGCCATTACGTTTATTATTCTGACTAACTACACCGCCCATTAATCCTGCGTACGATACTGATTCACCCGGAACTAAATAGCCCATCTGGTGCATCTTCATAGTACGTTCTAATAGTTCTGACTTACCTACACTGGTATCGCCACAGAGACATAGTTGCATCCATCCTCTTAGATGTAAATCATTCCCCCATCGAAAACCCATAACTGAGTGATAAGCCAAGTCTGTAAAAAATGCTACGTTCTCACGGCCATTAATCTTATGGTGATTTATCCTCATCTCGTTATGAATGTCAGCAAGCTTCTCAACTAATGCTTCTTTAGAATCATCCTTAGGTTGGAATATTTTCAAACATTCTTTCATATCCTCAGTTAGTTTAAACCCATTGATGTCATCCATGATGCCTTCAGCCTTATCAACAACTAGTGTGATACGCCCATTCTTAGGATCTCTCTGAGGTACGCCTTGTAGTCTGTAAGAACGGTTGGCCTCTACCAAGTCTTTACCAATGAATACAGCTTCAATGATTACTGAATACATATTTTTATTCTTAGTACCTGATTCGTCATCGTCTTTATCTATGTATTCTATAGTTGGTACTAAGCTACCTTGGGTAACATTATTCCTTTCAAGTTCAGTAAAGATAGCACGACTACACTTGCTCGGAACTTTAACTATACTCTTATACAGTTTCCTAAGATCACCATCCTTACAGTTTATAAACTTAAGAAGGTCAGGATTATCTGCACCTAATTGTGTTAGACCACCACCAGTCTGAGTATGGAAACAACTTCTACACATAGAAATATTATCAGGATCAGGTTGACATTCCATATGAAGTTGCGAAGGTGGAACAAATGGTATCTCTTCTAAATCATTTACTAGAGCTTCAGTTACAACCCTCTTACCAATTAATTTAGCATCATTAATTTCTGAGATATGGATTTCGATAGAGGTAGTACGTGTCTTGGTTTCACTTTGCATCTTCTCTCTTTTACTTTGGGGTGAATATCCAAGATACTATTTAGGAGCTTTGTTTGTCAAGAACTACTTTTATAAAAGTTTTCTCTTCCCCTTTCTTACACTTTTCCTGCCACACAGTTAAATCTCCCCAATTGGGTGCATCATCATGAAGCCAGCCACGACGTATAAGCGTGTCTCTAATTGGTTTAGAACCGCCATATAAGTTTTCTTTATCGAGAAGTTTAGTTCTGTAAGAAATAATAGTGGTGTGTGCAATGCACGAGGTATCTTTTCTTTTAGGTACGACGGTTAACGCGCTAGCCCATTTTTGTTTATAGATAGTCCAGGCAGTTGTGACAGCGCCATATTTATTAACTGTCATATATCCGCGTCTTAGTTCTGCATGTTCTTCACCAAGAAATATGTTAAGAGACGCTAGCTTTTGGGAGACTTCAACTTCTATTGTGTCTTCTGTTTGTTTTAGGATTAAGCTTGTACCTTGTTCCATAGAGGTATTCTAACATAAAAGATATGGCCCAGAAGAGTAACGAACACTTCTGTTAGGTTGTTATCCTAGCCATAGCTCAAAAACATTATAACAAATCCCCCCAGTCAGAGGATAGGCCGACTGAGGGTTAAACCAAATAGGTTTAGAATTAGGTGTTACTATATTCTTTCTAGTTCCCTTAACTCTTTATGTCTTTTTGTATGATGCTTTCTACAAAGCCAAACTACATCTAGGGGTTTGCAGTAATCTTCATGGTGGGCGACAGCTTTTTCATCACCACACTTACTACAAGGCATCCTCTCCATGCGTCCAGCTTCTATTGCAACCTTAACAAGTGAGTGACACCTTCTTTTCAACTTGTTATTTATACTCCATTTCTTACTGGCTTTATTTTTCGACTTCCTACAAGCCTCTGTAAGAGAATATTTCCTCCTGGCCTCAATTCGATTTGGGAAGCCCCCTCTCTTCCGGTCATAAGCCTTGATCTTTTCTATATTCTTATCCCTATGACCCGCAATTCTCTTCTTGGTACATTTTTTACAGATATTTAAATACCCATCACCCATGTCTTTATGCTTGTAAAATTCACACAATTCTTTAGGTTCAAGGCACTTTTTACATTCTTTCATAAGCACTCCTTAAAACGGTATACTTACATCTTACCATGTATATTCCATTTTAGAAAGGAATTTCGTCAATTTCTTCCTTTGAATTCCAACTTTTAGGGGATTCTTCTGTAGTTGCACCGGCCTTAGCAACCTTCTTACTCTCATACCATTTCACCTCAAGATACCCTTTATCATTAACCTTAAAATTAGCAGTCCCCTGAGCCCCCTGATAATGATCATGCTCAGTAGGCTTGTCAATACCACAGCAGTCTGCAAACTGCGCGATACGAAACAAAGCCTTAGGTGTGTAGTACATAGTATCAAAGACAGTCACCTCTCTGTCCCCAAGGTTAACCTTCAGGGTTAGACTGGTAGTCTCGTTATCATTCCATATCTTCTTCTCTGATTTTTCTACAAAGAATGTGTAGATTCCTGGTGTTGCTGTTTTCTTTTCGTTTATTGCTTCCTCTGGATTATACGGTAGCATTTTGTTTCCTTTCTATTAGTGAATTCTTTTTATAATCTGCATATGTAAATAGTATCTTATCCTCTTTCATTTCATACCCAATTCGGCAGCCTACATCTAAAGTAGCAGTACCACCAAAACGTAGATATCTATTGTCATCACGTTGTATGATCTTCCCTTTTTTGTTCTCACTGTCATCACCACTTCGTACCTTAAAGTCATAACCAGCGTGGCCTATGCGGTCAGCCCAATTGGCGAATAAGCCCCAAGTGTATTTACCCATGTAGCCAGTGGATTTAATGTAATCATCACCTTCAGGGTTCTTCTGGTTTGCAGTACCAGTGTGGCATAATAGGATGATTCTCATCTTCTTCTTCTCCCTAATTCGGTCTAGATAGTCTAGAAGGAGTTTCATCTCTTGGGCTACCACTTTGTTACCTTGTAGATAGTTGTTGAACTTAAATGGGTTATTGTCAAAACTATCCTTCATCACTTGGTTAGAACATAGCTCAACAACACCATCTAGGGTATCAATGACAAGTGTCTTGTACTTATGATCTTCCTTACCTAGTTCAACAACTCGTTCCAGTACATCTTTGTAGCTACTTTGTTTGTCAAAATATGCCAACCCATCTATCCCCGAACAACCATCCTCAGTAGGGATGAATATAGGCGCTTCGGAATCAGCTCCGAATGTAGTTTTACCTATCTTCTTCTCGCCTATGATTATTAGACGTTCTGGTAGGGTTCCTCTTTTTCCTGTTTTAATTTGTAGTGTCATTATTATTCTCCTTTTTATCTTCCAAAGCTTCTTCCAACAATTTTCTCATCTCATAGCCGCCATCTCCATGATTCCATAGCCTTATAGCTTCGAAAAATGCTGTTTCATATCTTTTAATTAGTTTGTCTTTTTGCTCATGTTCAGAAGCAAGTATACAATCCCCTGAAGGGTGGTCACACCGTAACATTCAAAACCTCCTCAACCTCTTCCCCATCCAACTCAGGATGCCTATTCCTCTTAGTTACAAAGTTATCCGATTCGATTGATTCCAGTCCCGAACAAACGGATGCGTATGGGCAGACTGATCCGAACTTTCTACAGCTCGAAGAAACTCTAGGAAATGTACCAATGACTTTTGCGTTGGCGATAGAGGCTGCGTTCGCAATGAATTCCGCTTTCCATGTCTCGTGATCATGTTTGGTTCTCCCTATTTGTTTTCGTTTGTAATATGTTGACTGGTTATCTGTATAGTCCTTATAAAGCCGGTCACTATATTCATCCCATGTTTCCATGTTATCTATTTTTCTTAAGGCGAAGGCCTCATCTTTCTCTAATTTTCTTTTCTGTACTGCCTTTTTCATCTTTGGGCCTTTAGATCCATGTTTCTTAACAACATCCCACATGATTCTAACTTCTTCACCGAACTTGTGTTCTAGAGCCAGTTGATACCCGGTAGGCTGTGGGTTAATCATTAACTCTACCCAGAAGTTACACATCGGATCTTCTATGTTGTCGATGGATGTTTTATGATCCAATAAGTAAAGACAGCCATCACTCTTATTCCGGGCTACCTTATCAAGCATCCCTCTGTAGTTAGCATAACCATCTACATCCATACTAACCTTCATCTCTGATTCAATTAGTTCCCACTCACTAGGATCATGCATCATTCGGTAACCAGCCAGCATAGCCTCACCCTTAGCCATTAAGAGCTTCTTCTTATGGCTCTCACCCATTCGCTCTATATAGTTTCTAAAGTCGGTAAGGATGTCTGTCTTGCCTTCCCAGATGGCGTCTATTCCTAGGCCTATTGCTGACCCAAAATATAATGGCTCGGCTGTCTGTCTTGGGATGCGTAGTTGTCTGTAAGAATAATCCCATTTCTTAGGGCATACCCTGTAGCAATTAATCTCGCTATTCGTTAGTTCTAGTTTTGACATTCTTTTTCTCTTTTCTCTCTTTCGGCTCTTTTATCTTCTTTACCTTATTTGGTTTTCTGTAGTTCATCACCTTCCCACACTCAGCACAGAAGTTACTCTTTCTCTTTGCCATGCTGTCTACGAACTTTTGTTGGGAATGGTCGCAGATTTGGTCACGAATGACTAGGTCGTATACTTGGCCTTTCATTATTACTGTTAGGTCTATTTGGTCAGAAATGGGTTCAGCGTTTTTCTTCATAGCCATCTCATACATAGGGCTAGGCATGTTTTGCACTTCAATCTCTATCTCTTCTCTTGTTCTAGGGGTAGTCTTGACCACCTTAACCTTCCCCGATAACCTATCAATACAGTCACCACAATAACGCCTACGATGTTGATCTGTGTGAGAGCAGTAGTGCTTAGTATCACAGCCAGTACATTTTCCTAATTGGCGATCCTTCTCTACTATTACAGCGTAATCCTTGTTAAGAACCCAGGGCTTCTTCTGTCTAGACATGATTCTGTCTATCTGGGATATTTGGGGGGGTAGGTCTTCTGGGGGTGTGGTTGGTTTATCGGTCATTCTCTAAAACCTCTTTTAACTTTCTTTTCAAAATATGTTCTTCAACATCTGATGGATCTAAAAGGCCAAAAACCACATAACCTGGCTTCTGTTCAAAGTCAGTCATGAATCCGATTTTATGAAATGTGGAGCCCTCGAGATATTTTTTAAGCCTTGGACAGTAATGCCTTTGGATTATAAAATCACCTTCTGTATAACCACAATCATTTAACCGAATTTCAAATTGTTTTTCCCAATCCCTCACTTTTTCAAAATAAGGAGACACACATTTTTTAATATGGATGACAGTGGTAATAGGGTTTGCCTTTACCGCATCCATAAAACTGGCCCACTTAGCATCGATGATGTCCCAATCGTCAGGATCACCTTCAGGGTAATAGTCGTCATCACTCATAACTCTTAAACCCCCTAATCATATCTTCAGTAACGAGCTCAGAAATAGTATCAAAGTCATACCCATCTTTAGCCAGTTCTCTACCTAGTTCAAATCCAGTAAATAGGTCGTCATCAGGGCCATACATGTAATAAGGGCCTTCCACCTCTCTCATGAATTTAGTGACATCATTCTCTACCATAGTATCATATATAGTCTCAGTGTCTATTAAGTATTCTACTTCCATAATCTTCTAATTCCTTTCAAAATCGGGGTACAGCTATTAACCATACCCCTACCTGTTCTCTCAGGGGGTTGTTAGAACGGGGTTTCAATATCGTCCTGATCATAATCTATCTCTTGGAATGTCCCCTCCATAAGGTCATGCTCTGCCCGGATAGCTGCCTCACGGATAGATAGTTTCTCAATGAAGCATAGCACGACTATTTCATCATTGAGGTCTGAAGGGTCACAATCTATGGATTCAGCAACCCTATTTTGCACCTGATGTTGGTATTCATCATAATCTGCCCAGAGATCAGTTTCAACTTCCTTGATTTCTGGCTCATCTTCCCAGGTTATGGGTTGGGAGAAGAGGTATAGGACTTTTTTGGTGTACATATTAGGCCTCCTTTTCTAACAGTTCTGGGTTTTCATAGATGTTTCCAATAACCTTCATACGGCTACCTTCGTAGTAAGGGGCTGAATACCGACTTAGTCGCCATTGACTTTTAAAATCACACCACTCAACAATGTTTCTGGATAAGGGTTTATCGGATTCCAAAGGAATGTCATATTCAATAATGTCGCCCTCAAAAACAAGATTCTTTCCAGTTTCGTCTTTTAGACCTATACATTGCATAAGAATGGACTTATCCGTCTCAAGTTCTACCCCTAAACAAGAATAAGGGCCATCTTCATATTCCTTCAAAGACATGTCAAAACATAGATAGCCAGAATCACAAAATCCAGGGCCACCAATGTCACCCCACATTTTCCCTTCTTCTTTATCCCAGGCTCTAAATTTAAATCTGTCATTACTCATTTTCTACTTCCTTTCCATTTCATCATGCCACATATTCACTATCAAACTTTGTTCCATATGTGACAATTTATCAAAGTATTCTCGTTCAATATCCACTATCGTTACCTCACTCCACCGAAATCCCTCGAACTTGGGGAGTTTTAACAATGAGGTATTATTCTCTGCCTTCTTAAGCTTTAGCCAGATCCAGGCTATTAGGTAGGTTTTGATTTTCAGTATGTGATCTTTTGTTACTATCCTTGTAATCATTTGTGACCCCCTCTATTGGTCATGTCCTAATTTGCGGTAGCATCCTTATTTAAGAACTGCTTGACTGAAATTGTAGCAGTTTGTATCAACGTGTCAAGAGTAAAATAAAATAAACTACAAAAGTTCCTATTTACTTCAAGTAACACAGACGATACAATTAGTACAATCCGTACTTAGAAAGGAAAAGCCATGACACCACCGCCTAAAGGCCATAAACGGTATCCATTTGATTTAACGCCCGGTACCATCGCAATATACAGGCTAGCTAAGGCTATGGGGGATTACACACGGCCTGGTCAAGTTTTAGAAGATTTGGCATCGAATGATGAAAAAAAGAGAAAAAAAGCCCTAAAAGCCATTGAGGATGCCAGAAAGCACCTTAACAAATAAATTCAATTAAGACATCTGACCACTGGCAATAGCGGCTCTTATGGCATCTAAAGGCTTATTAATAGGAGGGACGTTGATAACGGCTATGTACTTTGTATCTTTATTATTATCAGGATATGCCCAAACATAGCATTTAGAGGCTTTGGGGTGGTCGACAAGGTCAAATACCTCCACAACACCTTCCCATACAGTTTCACCGTTAAAAACATCTCTTACAAGCACAGAATCAACATATTCTGATTCAGAGCCATACAGATTGTTAATGATTTCTCTCATTTTTTTAGTCTTTTCCTGCATGAGACTTATTATACGTTTAATTTAAAATTAGTGAAATTAGCAAGCCTGCTAATTTTATATTGACCCTGCTAATTTTTTTGCTAAAATATAAATATCATGAGTAATAAAGATATAAAAGAACAACATAGAAAGGCTGTTGAAGAGCTTGACCGCTTAAAAAGGAAGTTTGACGCTCAAAAACAGCTTATTTCCACAATGGAAGAAATCGCCGCCATAGATGAAGTTTTACTTACTGAAAGCAATAGTGAAAAGTTATCAATTAGAGATTCTGATCCACCAGTAACCTTGGTTGATACAATTATTAGGGTTTTTGAAGTAACACAGAAAAAACAATTTAATAAAGTGCAAATGTTAAAAAAGATGAAAGAACTATTTGATCGAGAATCGACTAAAAATTCATTAAGTGTTTGTATATCTAGAAGCGGGGACATGTTCCCTACTGGCGATGAACCTGGTTATTTTCGCTATGATTCTAAATGGAAAGGTTAAAGGTTAATGTCCCTGTGGTGAAATTGGTATCACATCTGAGAAAAAAGGTTGGAGGACCGTTCTCAGAAGTCGCAAGTTCGAGCCTTGCT